CTCGCTGCCGAGCCGCCGCGTGCTATCGTCAACGACGCCGATGTTCAGCACCCTCCCCCTTACCACCGCCTTGTCGGTGCCGCCCGTTTTTAACGGCAATGGGAAGCCGGAAGCATCTAGATCGAGGGCCAGCACAATGACACGACGATCGCCTTGCTTGATGCCGCCGACTAAATCCTGCGGCTGATAACCTGTCACACGGGCTCGGACCGTCACCTCGGTCGGAGCAGCAGGCGACGGGTTATTGCGACGTATAACAATCATCTCGCCGAAATCGGTGAGCATCTTTCGATAATCGACCTGTATATCGTTCATCACGGCCTCCATGCTTAAAGCGTCCGCAGGCCATCGGAGCGATCGTCGTTCTCGTAGATCGAGCGCGAGCTGTCGCCAGTCGATGCGCGCCCGACCGCCATCGCTGCTGCCTGCGCTCCGTCGATGCGATCCCGGCTCTTGCCCTTGTGGAATGCCTTGTTGCCGGCCTTGTCCGTCTCGACAGCAATGCAATCGAAGTGCCGACGCAAGATCGGGTGGCCACCGTGAAGGAACTTCCGCCCGACGATGGCGCGCTCAAGCTCTTTGATCGCCGGCGCCATCGTCACCCAGCCCTGGCGCATCTCGATCGCCGGATAGCCGTCCTCGAGCAGATTGTTCAAGATGTTTCGGGCCATGTGCGGATCGAAAGCGATTTCCTGCACATCGAACTGGTCGCAAAGGTCGCGGATCTTGTCCTCAACGGCGCGGAAATCGACGACGTTGCCTGTCGTCGGAATGATCAGGCCTTCCTCGGCCCATCGGGGATACGGCACGTTGTCGACATCCGCGCGCTTTCGGAGATTGTCGGCCGGACAAAAGAACCAGGGATGCACGATGTAGCCGTCATCATCGTCGCGCCATGCGGCCACCACCGCGGTGAGGTCGCCATTCGAACTGAGATCGGCAGCCAGCCAACACGGTTCGCCGCGCAGGATTTCCAGATCGACGGCGCCATTGCCCTCGTCATAGACGTCCATATCGACGAACGGGTCAGCGCTTTGATCGAGCCAGATATTGAGATTGAGCTGTCGGAACGACTCTCGATCGCCGGGCCGGCGCTCGCTCTCCCGCGCAAGTTGCCGCAGCCCTTCGATATCGGGATAGCCATGCACCAAGCCGGGATTTACCCGATACCAGATCGCCTCATCTTGCCAGTCGCAGTCCCTCGGCGCCTCGAAAAGCACCGGCAGGATGGACGGATCGACCACCTCGCCTCGCGCCACACGGCGTGCGTCCTCGACAATGTCGTGAGCGATGTTGTCCTGGCCGCGCCCGGCGGTTGTCGCGACGACCAGCAGGGAGCCCTTCACCTTGACTAGGCCGGACCGCAGCACGTCCCATAGATCGCGCTTCTTCCAGGCATGCAGCTCGTCGGCAAGGACGAACACCGGCGTGCGGCCGTGCTGAGTGCCTGCATCGCACGAGATGGCCTCATAGAATGAGCCGTGGTTCTTGTTCAGCAGGCGGTTCTTGTAATCTTGGGGGCTGGTGATCGCTCCCAGGCGCTTATCGGCGCGGATGATTCCAAGCGCTTCGAGATAGCCGAGACGGGCCTGCTTGCGGTCCGCGGCGGCAGAGAGCACCTCGCCACCGGGCACACGCTCTGGCCCCAAGGTGTGGAGCAGCGCCAGCGCTGCAGACAGGCTGGTCTTCCGATTGCCGCGAGGCAGCAACAGCACCACGGTCTTGACGATGCGCGTCCCGTCCTCATGGCGCGGCCCATAGATGCGGCGGACAATCCGCTCCTGCCATGGATCAAGCTGGAAACGAGCACCGGCGGCCGGGTTCTTCGGATGCTTCAGCGCTCGTAGGAACCGGACAGCTCGATCGCCGTAGCCGAGCGGGTCGGGAATGTCGGAACCGTCGTAGATCCACTCTGGAAAGGTGCTCGCCATCAGCCGAGATCCAGATCGTCGAGGTCGCTATCCTCGCTCTTGTCACGCACCACCGGCCGTGCGCGGCTCACCGGAGTCAAGCCAAGCTCCGCGGCGAGCTGCCGCGCGGTCGTCATGGCCTTGTCCTGCATACGGAACAGCGCAGCATCGAGACACACCGGACCCGATTGCTGGATGGCCTTCTCGATCTCGCGCACACGGCCGATCGCGATGCAGTAATTCTCCACGCTTCCGAGATCTGCAACGGTGAGGATGCGCCGCTTTGCCAGCGACGGGCTGATGCGCTTCCATTCCGCTTTAGCCTCTTTCGACAGCCAAGTCGGTGCTCGTTCAGGTCGCGAGATGGCACCGTTATCAACGACCAAGTGCGGCTTTGTGCCCCTCATGAGCCGCCCCTGCCCGGAAACTCCAATTCGTCTCCATCTCGCGCGGTCCTCCTACGGCGGTTCCCCCTTCCTAACGGGAAGTTCTCAACACCCCCCCGGGGGGTGCGGCCGAAGCCGCCCTCCTCGCGAATGTTCTTCCTCGAGTTGCAACCGCTGAACATCGGCTGCCAGTTCGCCCGATCCCAGAACAGCTTCATGTTGCCCTTCGGCGCCACGATGTGATCGACCATGTTTGCCTTGCGCCCGCAGCCGCAAGAGCAATGCTCCCGTTCAGGCTGCGCAAGCCATAGCTTCGACTCTCGGCTCCACTTGCTGGTGTATCCGCGAGCGCTAGACGACGGCCGCTGGGCATCGCGCTCTGCCTTGCGCTTCTGCTGGTGGACGCACAGCAGGCCTGCGCGCGTGACGCAGCCGCAGCCCTGTAGTCTCGGTGCAGCCATAGGCATCAGCGGTTCGGCTTTCTGTGAGGCTCAATCATCGCCTCAATGTCGGGCGTGATGGTCTTGCTATTGGCTGAGTTGAAGTATTCGCGCGTGCCGACGCCATCCACGCTGACAGATCGCACGGACGGATCACGGTCGCTTCCTGCAATGGCGGCCCGTTGCACCACAATATCAACACAGGCTCGCTCGATGCCGGACGGCAGCCCATCAGGCAGCGCAAATCCCGCCTTGTATTTCACGGCGTTGATGCCGTGCCACCAACCCGCGCTGCGAAACAGAACGCCAGTCGCCTTGTCGAGCTGGACGGCGTCAGTCTCAACCGGCTTGCCGTTGATCGACACCAGCTCAGTGATCGGGTAACGGCTGAGCAGCAAATCGCTGCAACGATCACGATGATAAAAAGTCTCAGTGACGGTCTCGATGGCGAACACGCGATTGCAACACGTGGCGATCATCTCGCTGGCCTGGGTGATGAACACCCTAAGCAATTCATCGCTTACGGACGTATCGCCAAGCTCAGCCTTGACCGCATCCAGCGTCGTCAGGTCTCGTTCTTCATTCGCTTCGTCAACGGTCAGCATGCTTGCCTCAGAAAGTGTGCGGCGGACGCGGGAACGTAGGGCGTTGGGACAACCGGGAAACCACGCCCGCCGCTCCTGCCGGTGAAAGTCGGGACCGGCAGGAATTGCTGCGATCAGGCGATCGGGTAGTCGCGAGCACCGCCGAGCGCTACAAGCGCTGCCATCGGCGTAGGCGTGCCGTGCGTGCCGCTGAAGTCTGCGAGCAGCTTCAGATAACGCCGGTTGCCGATGTAGCCGATCTTGGTGACATCAGCGTCCGCATGAGCCGTCTTCAGGCTCTTGATGATACCGCCGGTGACACCGGTTACGCCTTGAACATCACCGTCAGTCACCGGGTCGAACGTGGTGCCGTCATCACTATGCGTGAGGACGAACTCGACCTTGTTGGTGCCGTTGAAGGTGATGCCACCCGCTCCGATGTGGAGCAGGATGGCAGCGCGATCAAATCCCTTGAGATCAATCGCCACCGGCGTGTTGTCGGCGCTCAGCGCGCCGATGAAGGCCGTGCGGAGGCCCAGATTGCTTACGAGGTCACGCATGTCCGTGCTCCTTACGAGGTTGCCATCTTGAGTTTGCGCAGCGCCTTCGGCTGAACAACGCCGGCGCCGACCCACTGGGTGCCGTGGATGCGCGTAATGGCGTTGCGGGCCCGGGTGTACGGGTCCGTGAGCGTGCCGAGACGCATGCGATCGACGATGCGATAGGCGGTGCCGAGATCACCAAAGGCGATCGGGAACGAGCCACCGACCACCGCGGGCATATCCGGGGCTTCGACCACTGGGCGACCAAGCAGCGAAGCCGGCTCGCCAGCCTGCAGGCCCGGTTGCCAGAGATACGCGCCCTGAGCATCCTTCATCTTGCGGATCACGGGCGCCGTGGTGCCGTTCATGATCCACACCGCGCGGGACCGATAACCGGCCGGCAAGGCATAGAACAGGTCGATCAGCGCATCGGCGCTGAGGTTGGTCGCATGTCCGTTCAGCACCTCTGGCACGCCGGCGGCAGTCATGATGCCTTCAGGCTGCTTGACGCCGGTGCCATTGACGAAAGCGGCGGCTTCCTTTTGGGCAAAGTCTTCCGCAAACGCGCGGCGAACTTCCGCCTCGGCCAGGCCGTCGCTGCCCATGAGCAGCGAGTTCGAGAGATCCACGAACGTGGTCAGGCGATTGCTGACGATGGTCGTCTGCCCGAACGACAGGTCGCTCTCCTCCGATTCCTCGATCTCGCCTTCCCATTTCGCGTTGGTGCCGCTGAGGCGCTTGGGATAGGAGACCTCGGGCGCGGACGAGTTGCGCACCGTGGCGTACTGGCGGATCGGCGACAGTTCGGTCAGCTCAGCGATGAACTCGGTGCTGACTTCGGGCGGCGCCAGATAGCCGGCCTGGGCATCACTGGCGACCGTGAGCACCTTGAGCGTCACGTCGTCGGCCTGCTGGCCCTTGCGTAGATAGTGCAGCCAAGCCTTCAGTTCGACAGCAGCGGCTTCCTTGCGGTCATCACCACCGGCTGGCCGATTCTGCTTTGCTTCGATACGGTCCAGACGCTCGGTCAGCTTCGGGTCCAAGCTCTTGCCTTCGAGCGCCTTCAGGCGATCGTCCAGCTTCTTCTCGAACTCCGATGCGAAGCCTTCAAGCGCCTTGGTAACGATCGACGCGGGGTCAGAATCGTCGCCTTCTTTGCGAGTGATGATGGCGACGCTGCCGCGCAGCGCCTTCGGGGCAACGTGTCTCATTTTTTCGTTCCTGCCGTGAGCGCCGCAGTGGCGCGGGTGATGGCCTGGGCAATCGCCAGCGCCTCGATGACCGACTTGGCGCTTGTGAGGCGCGCGTCGGGATGCATTCCCACCGGGACCATGCTGCACTCGATCAACTCAGCCTGGCTGATGGTGCGGCCGCCGCCTTTGCGGGGTTTCGATTTCTTTGTGATGAAGCCGACGGAAACGGCGCGTATGCCGCCGGACATAACGAGCTCATGGCATTCTGTGGCCATGGCCACCTTGCCGACGAGAACTCTGCCCCTGAGGTGCAGACCGTCATCATCCTCGATAGCTTCGCTCCAGGCGCCGATCGGGCTCTTGAGATCGTGAAAGGCCAGCATTGGCAGCGGCAGGTCGATGTCGCCGAATGCGCCCTTCTCGACCACATCGCCAATGCGATCGGGTTTGCCGTAACGCCAGGCGAGACACGACACAGAGCCGGCATCGTCGCTGACAATCTTGGTGGTGAAATACAGGCGTTCCATCAGGCTGCCACCGCGTGCGGTTTCGGCCGCGCTGGCGGCTCTTTGGGATCGGTCACACCGACAGCATTAGCCGGCGGACGGAGCGCACCGCCGCCGTCGATGGCCGACCGGTTATCGATGCTGCGCACCTCATCGACCGTCATCCACGGTCCGCCGCACGCCTTGGAGAACGCTTCAAAGCGCGCTGCCATATCGGCTCGCACGAGCGAGTCCGTCAGAAATTCGGGGTAATATTCGTCCTGCTCATCCTCGGTCAGCAGCCGGCTGATGGCGCCCTCCCAGACCTTGCAGCGGCCGAGAATGGTAAAGGTGCGGAACGCCTGCCCCATCTCCTCCGCATTGGACCAAGTGGCGCGGCCGAACTCGAACATAAGCGTCGGCGGAATGCCGAGAGCGCGCCCGATCTCAAGGATCTGGAACGCGCGCATCTCCTGAAACTGCAAATCCACCGAGCTGAACGTCAGCGGCGTGAAGTCGCCATCCTCTTCGAGGATGACCGTGCCGCCACGTTCGTCACTATTGTTCCAAGATCGCTTCAACCGCTCATAGGCGATATCCGAAAACTTCTTTTTGGACTTGAACAAGCCCGACGGCCGCGCGCCCTTGCCCAGCGTCGTGGCAGCGTGTTTCTCCAGCGCGATCGCAAGGCCGATCGCCTGGGCAGCATCTTTCGCCGCAGATCGACCGTTCGGCGATGGCACGTGAAGGATGTCCCGCCACGGGAAAGGCCGCGAACCGCCATCGTTCAGCGATAGCTTGTAAGTCGGCTCCAGCGTGACGGGATCGTGATCGACTGCAACGCGGGATGGGTCCAGCCGGATCAGCTCGACAATCTTGCCATCGACCCGGTTGGCGAACGCATAGGCGTCGCCGTGCATGATCGTGTCAGATTCCATCCTCATGACGAAACTGACCGCGCTCGTCCATGGGTTCGGACGATCGTGCAGCAGCCGATAGAGCGGATGGTCTTTTGCCTCGACGCTGGTGTCGTCTTCGCGTCGATAGAATTTCAGGGACAACACGCCCAAGGTCTCGCACCGAATGCGATGCCCGGCGGCGAATGGCTGGCAGCGCAGCGCTTCAGACGGGGACACAAAAACGCCGGCAGCGGTTTGCGCGCCAATGTCGAGCAGCGCGCTGTAACTCGCCTCGTTGAAGGACTTAGATTGTCCGAATATATTTTGGAGCCAGCCCAATTTTTCGCTTCCGGTATTGTCCCGGTCGCAACATCCGCACTTTGCGCTTTATTTCCTAGACGCTGAAATCTGGCTAAATCTGGCTGTTTCGGGGTTTCTCAGGTTTTGAGCGGAGCCATTGCTGCAGCTCGCTTCGCCGTGCGTAGTAGCGGCCGCCCGGCTTGTAGACCGGTGCCAGCGGATCCGACGCCAGCTCGTAGACCTTATCGACCGAACAAGAGATCTCATTCGCAATAGACTTTGCGCCCCAAAGGGCGTCGTTACGCGGCAACATTGAAACGCCCTTTCAACCGCTTGCTGTGTCGTGCCTTCCGTGCGGCTTTCTTGGCTGCTTTCCGCGCCGTCTTCTTCTCCGCTTCGACAACGCGCTGCTCTCGCTCCGCCTCAACGACGTCCAGGTTTCCAGACTCTGGCCACAGACTGCGAGGCGCCAGCGCGAGGCTAAAAGGCGATAGCTCGCTCAGATAGTGGAAGCGTTGATGCAGCCGACCATGCCCGTCGATGAACACGCATCGCGCCATGTCCTCGAAAATGTGGGTCGCACGCATCATCGGCCCAGAGTTGAAAGCACGCACCATGGCGCCGGGCTTCATCACGCGCTCCAGAATTGTTGGTCATCAGATGAGATGCGGTCGAGCAGAGTGGCCGACCCGTCGGTGAACAGTTCTCGATCAAGTGACGCGAACTCGTATCCGGCCATTTGCCGCTTGTGTCGCTGCACGTAACTAGTCGCAGCGGTTTCGATCTGGTCGATACCAAGCTTCCCCTCGATCACATCGAAAATGATATCGCTGACGATCTCCGCTCGAATGCCAATCTCAAGGCGCTTTGACACAATGCGATCGACCCTCGCCGGCAGATCGGCGAGCGAAGGCTGCTGTTCAACGGCGCGGCTCGCGCGGGCTTCCATCAATGCAGCATATCTCTCGGCGAAGGCTCGGTCCCTTTTACGACGCCAGAACAACATGCTGTACGACGGCAGCCCGTCGACTCGGTTTGCTCGCATCGGGCCGGCGACGTTCGTAAAATGCAGCAGCGCGCGATTGTAATCGTCCTCGGAAAACACTTGAGGCTGGAATAGCGTCGAACGCTTGGCGCACGCGGCGTTATATGCGGCACGTTTCTCCGGATGATCGTTGAGGAAGTACTGAAACGTCACGGTGGAGGGAAACCCGTCGTCCTCACAGATGCCAACCAGCGCCTCTCCCTGCTCGATGCGCCGACAAATCACGTCGAACAGTCGAGCTGAAGCTGAACGATGGTTGCCGGAAATTTTGCCAGCCTTGGCGCGCGCTGCAGCGTAGTGCTGCTTGATCGCCGGCCGTCGGGACATGTATGCAAGAAACGCCGTGTAGGTTGGAAACCGTGGGTCAGACGCTACGGCCTTGGTCAGGGGCAGACCGTCAGCGACAGCGCGCAGCACAGCGCGCCAGTGACGCTTGGCAGCACAATCCCGGTTCTTGCGCGGATCCTTGCGGCGAACCATCAGCAGCCCCTCCATGCAGGTCGCCCGGCGCGGGTTCGGTCCCGATAGTCGGCGGCACGAAGCTGGCCGGCGACATCCACCTCAGCGAAGTGCGTGCCAAACAAATCCCGTCTGACACGCACCTGCACGACTTGCCGCTTGCCGTCAGTGGCCACGCGCGAATAGGTCGTCACCATGTGGCGCTTGGAGGCGAGCCATAGCTGGTCTCGCTTCCAGTCGCCGTAGATGTCGCTGCAGATCGGATAGAGCTGCACGAGATCACGCGTGGCCATCAGCACTGTCATGCGCGCTTCCGCTTCCGGCTTTCCTGCCGGCGCTGGAGATCGTTGGCGTGCTTCAGCTGGCGATTAATCTCAAACACAGCCGCGGTGGCATCGACGATGTAGACATCGCGGATGTGAACCTTTGCTGCCTGAGCGCCGTACTTGCTGCGGCGATAGATCGCTTCATAATGGTTGGCGACCGTCGAGCGCACCCAAGGGGTGGAGCGTGTCCAGCCGTCGCCGACGTTGGTGTATGCGTTACGACAGATCGCCGGTGGAGGGAGATGGTTGCTCATTGGAGCGTCTCCTCAACCGTGCGGTCCACGATCGGATATCGCAAGCCAAGTCTTTCCGGGATCGTCTTGGCTGCCTGGAGCGCGTCGGCATGCTCATCGCCGTACCAGAGACCAAGTTCGCCACCGCCCTCACCCTCCTCGATCAGCGTGACCATGTACTGAAGCGGGCCCAGCACCAGAGGGTTTTCCTGTTCGTGGAATCTGACCTGGGTGATCTCGATGCGGGCGATGCTGCTATCAACGATATCGTGGCTCATGTGGTTGTCCCGTGTTGGTTCGGAAGCGGCGGCGCCACCTCCCATGTTCCAGCAGTCATCCCGCTGGAATTTCGATGGCGGCCGCCGGTTGGCTGGATCTCGCCTTGTCGGTGAAGTTCGGACACGCGCGGCCGCACGGTGAGGATCGACAGCCCCAGCGCCGCTGCGATCTCGTCTGCTGTCATGCCCGGCAACATCCGGATGCATTGGAGAACACGATCGCGGACACGCGGTGCTTGTGGCGCGATGGCCTCAGCGGCCTCCTGCGATGCCCCCGCGACCTTGAAGCCGGGACTTTCGGGATAGCTCCGCTGGGTCATGCCAGCTCCTTCGGTGCGTTCCCACGGCGCAGGAGATCGATCGCAGCGGCGGTCAGCCGCCCTCGCTCCTCCAGCCGCGTGACGATCTGTAGGTCGGTCTCGGAGAGTCCTTGAAGGACCTCCCATCCATTGGAACCGATTTTTTGGGCCACTCGGTTCTGGATCACCTCGACAGCTGATCGAGATTCCTGGAAGGCCATCTGGCGAAGAGCCGCGCTCGGCTTTTTCCGTTGCGGCGGCTCTGAAGGTTCAAGTGAAGGTTTTATTGAAGGTTCAAGTGAAGGTTCATGCCGCACCCGTGCGGCATGGTCACGGGCATGGTGCGGCATGGTGGCGGAGGTATTTGCGGCATGGTCACGGGCGTCCTGCGGCATGGTCGCAGCGTCACGATGTGACGTTTCGTCACGCTCGGGCTCGCTATCTGACCGTGCCGCAGATTGCGGCTTGGACATTTCTGCAACAGTGAGGTTGAGGAAGTAAGTCCGGCTCGACCACCGTCCGGTGCCCATGGGGCGGATGATCTTCCGGATGAGGCCTAATCTCTCCAGCTTCTTGAGATATCGCTGCACCGAATCGACGCTCTGCTCGGTGTCGTGAGAGAGCGTTTCCTGCGACGGCCAACAGCAGCCGGTATCGTCGGCGTAATTCGCGAGGGTGAGCAGCATGAGCTTGCAGCCGGGCGAACGGGTGCGCTGCTTCAGTGCCCATGCGGTTGCCTGCCAGCTCAT